TTTACGGGCGGGAGTTTCACTCCCTGCCCCCACCTGAAGCCCTGCTTCGCGGGTTCCCGATTTTGTGTTTGAGATTTCATAACTCATCGCTCGGCGTTACCTGCGGCGCAGCTTGTTCTAGTTTGGCTTGATAGTCCTCGTAACTTTGGATGGTTTCAGGCATTAGCTCGCCCTTTAAGAGCGCATCGTAAAGCACTTCGTTTGGAATATCCCCGCTTTGGATGCCGGCTATGATTTGGGCTAAAAGCTGCGGCTCAATCATCGTTAGGTTATAGTCGGTATTGATTTCGTAGATTAAATTCTCGCCTGCGATATTCTCAAAAAAGGCGACGTCTTTTAAAAACGATACTATCCCCTCGCTAATCGTAGAAGCTACGCTAGTTAATACCGCATTTTCGCCGCTCTTTCGCATTTGCAGCGTTTCGGTCGCTTCTGCGGTCTTTTTCTCGTCTAGTAGCAAGCGTGCGCCTAAAATCGACATCCTTTTTTCTTTGACCGCGATACGGTTTTCAAGCGTAGATAGCCCCGCGCCGCTAAATTCTAAAAAGCCGACCTTTGCGCTCGGGTCGTTTATTACCCAAACGGCAGTAGAGCCTATTTTTAGCTTTTCGCTGCTCTCGCCTTGATAGCCCGTGACGTAAGGCGTAGGCAATGCCGTAAAATGCGTGCCGTGTTCTAAATCGACCTCGCTTCTAAAATGGCTAATATTAACTTTAGCTAGATCAAGCAACGGCGGCTTTTCTACCGACGTTTTCAAGTCGTTCACGTTAAAAAACGTAAAGGGCAAATATTCAAGCTTTTGCCCGTTCGCGCTCGGATAGATTTCGCTAACTACTTCAAAATTCCCCGCCTTTGTTTCGCTAAACACCCTTTGACGGTAGTAGCCCTCGTGTAAATCAAGCACTCGGTAGCGCGTTTTTATCTTGTCTACAAACTCGTCCTGCGTCGGCTCGGCGTAGGTTTCTGCTAGCACCACGAGCGACGTAACGTTTGAGCCGTTTATTTTCGTGGTTTTCCAGTTGATAATGTTTTCGGCTTTATAAAGCGTGGCGTAGGCTCTTAAATTTAGCCTTTCGGCTTCAAGTTTGGAATAATCCGCCTTTTCAACGCTCGGCAAATCTACAAGCACGCCGCAACGCCCGACGCTTAAACACTCGTCGGCGATATTTTTAGCTAGCGCTTCTAACGTGTCGTCGTCTAGGCTGATATTTTCGCCGATCGTCTTTAACGCTTCTGGCAACTCTACTTTAGGCGGCTTGGCAAACAGTAGCCCCGTGAGCGCGACCTGCGTTCTAGCCGTCGCGTTGTAAAACTCCGCGCGCCCCACGTAGGCGCTGTATTCCTCCGCTTCTTGATCGCTTAATTTAGGCACGTATTTTTCTTTTGCCACCTCGCCTGCTAGCGCATCGCGCATTAGCTGCCATTTGGTTAAATTTTTTAAGTATTCGGGGTGTTTTTCATTAACTGCCATTTTGCACCTTTTTTCTTTGCATTATACGACTAAATGCCCACTACCTTGATTTGGTAATCTCGCACCGCGATAGGGTATTTATACGCGATTAGATACCCCAGCGCGTCATTGTAATCATCGTTTGCCGGGTGTGCGTCGCTTTTTTCGGGTAGCTGGGTTTTATTATCCCACGCTTGCTGTTCTAGCGCCTTTGTCAAATTTGGGCACTTAGCGACATTTACGAGCAGGCGGCGTTTGTCAAATAAGTTATTTACGCAGTTTACGCGGTCTTTTATGCTAGGATTTGAGTGATTTACGAATACTAAATGCCCCGCACCTCTTAAAATTTGCGCGTCCGTTTCGCTCGCGCTCGTTTTTCTATTTTGTCCGCTGGCGTCCGGATAAATGATGATTTTATGGCCTTTGTAGCGATCGCGCAATGTTTGAGCCATAGCGTAAGTGTCGTAGCTGATAACCTCACCCACTGCGTGCGTAGTTATATTGCCTTTATCATCCGCTCGCTCTACGCAGACTATGTTTATGCAGCCGCCGACGTTAAAATCCGCGCCTATGTGTAGCGTCTCGCCCTCTTTGATAGTTTCCGTGCTTGCGTGAGTATCGCGGCTAAAGTAGCTATACACCGTGCCGCTAGTCAAATTTACAAATTCGCCCTCTAAATATGCCTTTAATAAATTCTCGGGGTATTGTTCTTTTAGCGTGTCAATGAAGTCGGGCGGCAGGTATTTATTGTCGGCGGTCTTTGCTTTTATTAGCCGTTTAGTATCGCCGCCTTTTTCTATGAAAATTTGATATGTGGCGCGGAAACCCTCGGGTGTGGTTGTGATGATAAATTGCCTAGTATTGCCCGCCCTTAAACGCCCTAGTAGCTTCTCGTAAGCTTTTAGCGCGATCTCGGTCTTTGACGTATCAAACTCGTCGCATATTACCCACGCGGCATTTATGCCGATTAGTCGCTCCCAGTTTTCCATACTGCGGCAAAGTATCGGCGTTTTAGCCCCATTCACGTCCAGAGTAAATACCGCGCTTGATTTGTTAAATTTATACGGCACGCCCCACTCAATAAGCGCGTTTTCTAAGTCGCCAAACAAAATATCTCGCAAAAGCGGGTAGGTTGGCTCTGTTATCACGCCGGCGCAACCGGGGTTTAGAAATGCTAGTTGTAAGGCTTTTCTAACCGCGGCGTAGGTTTTGCCCGCGCCGTAGCCGCTGACTAGGCCGATGATCTTTGTGCTTGTATCGGCTAATAACTCGTATTGGTGCGGGAGTAGCTTGACCTCTATTTTACTCATCTTTGCTTATGATTATTTGCGTATTGTTCTGCTGGGCGTTGGTGTTGGTTATTTGTGCCGTCGGCTCTTTGCCTAGCACGGTTTCTTTATTGCGCGCCGTTATCCTACTGTGGGCGTCAAGGTCGGATAAATCCTCGGCAAATTCTAAAAGCTCATTTGCCTTTTGCTGATTTTTAATAGCGGAGTTTTGGAAATAAAGCAGGTGTTTTGTTTTTTCGTCGGCTATTTCATCTAAAACGGAAATAATATTTTCCCTTTCTTTCCCTTTTTTTTCCGCAATCGTCTTTTTAGCTTCGATGTAGTCGGCGTTCTTGCCTTTTTCCCATTTTTCCTTTTTAGCTCTTTCGCTTATCTTGCTTATGCTTATGCCCGTCTTTTGATTTATCTGCGATAAGGTATATTGTCCGCTTTCAAAGTATGCTTTAGCGCGCTCCCATTTTTCTATACTATACGCCACCCGCTCCCCTTAAAATTTAAACTCTAATTGTTCTTTTTTAACCCTACGCGGGCGTTTGGTTTTATTTCTTAGCTTTGCGCCGCTTTTGTCGTACGACTTTTCAAATACGCTATACGCCTCAATGTTTGCGAAGTCGTCGCGGCTAAATATAACGTCCGTTTTAGGGATTGTAGCTAATACGGCTTCTTTATATGGTTTCATCGGATCGGCCTTAAAATCCGCACGCACGCCCTCTAACGCGTCAAGATATTCAGGCTTATATCTGGCAAATTCTAAGTCTTTATACGCCCGCTTCGGCTCGATGCCGATTTTTAGCGATATTACGCACGCCATAAGACGGAAGTCGTCATTAAAAAACTCCGATAACGCATAAAATCTATCGACGTCGTATTTCAATCAGCGCGTTCTCCCTAACTCACTCTTGATAAAATCTATCGCTTCCCCCGAGCCGTAGCACACCTTGGCCTTTGCGTAGTCGTAGCAGTTGATAGTATCTACCCAATCCTCTTGCTCGTTTGATACCTTGCTTAGGCTCTTTTTGGCGCGCTTCATCTCTACAAATACGATCTTGTCTGGCAAAAATACGAGCATATCGGGGAAGCCCGCGCTAGTGCCCATTGCTTTGAGCTTCTTTTTATATTGCACGCTAGCTACTCTCTCGTTGGCTACGTGCGTAAACGGGAGCTTATTAACTCTTAGCCAATTAGCAAAATACATCATTTCGTGATCCTCTAGCGGTACTTGCCCCGCCCGTTTTGCATACGCTAGAGTGTTTTCGTATTTTGGCATCATCAAAACAAACTCCCTTGCTCGCCTTTTATTCTTAGCTCGCCGTCCGTTAGCTTTACGCACTCCCTGCCGCCTGCGACGAGTATCACGACCTCGCCGCTTTCAAAGTCTATCCGCGCCACGTCGTAAAAATTCCCTCTATCGTTTGGCCTAAACTCTAGTTTCATATTGCTAGCTCCTCGTTAAAATAAACTTCTTGCGGCTCTTTTTTGTAAAAATCAGGGATATTCACTTTAAAAAGCCGCTCGCCTATTCTGTCTTTTGCCATTTCAAATTCTCTTTTTACGACTTCTTTACGGTCGTTTGTGGTCGCTTTGAGATAAATAATCATATCGCTATCGTAGACTTGATCGCCGCTACCTTTTAGGCTGTTTCTGCCAGCTTTCAGGTCGGCTTCGCTGATTTGATTGATTAGTATCACGATCACGCCTAGCGTACGCGTTAGCTCGCTTAGCTTGCTTGAAATTTCGTTGTTTTTCTCATATTCGCTAGCTTTGTCGTTGCTCACTCTGATTTTCATACGGCTGTCGATTGCAAATATCTTGTAGCCCTTGCGCGATAGCTTGCGTATTCTTGCGGTGATCTTGTCTATTTGCGCGCCGTCTTGATAGATTTGGATATTTTGTAACACGTCCCAGCTAGCAAATTTAAACTTTCTGATTAGGATTTTTTCGTACATTTCGTAGCTAAAAAAGCATACTTTTTCGCTTTGTGCCATTGATTTTAAAAGCTCTAGCGTAAAAGTGGTCTTGCCCGCAAAGCTACCGCCTGCTATGTTGATAAAACTCCCCTCGGCTAGTCCTGCGCCCTCTAGCTCAATATCTAGCCACTGTAAGCCCGTAGGGTAGAATTTCAAATCTCTATTTTTCTCTACGCGCTTGACAAACTCGCCCATATTTTCGCCCTCGTCGTTGCTGTCGTCTAGGTCGTTTATTTTCCCTAGTGCCGATCCGAGTATCTCGTATGCGTTTTCTAACTCGTCTTGCGTTAGTTCTGGCTTGTTTGATAGATCGCTCTTGCTTAGTTTTTTTAGCGTTTCTTGTAGCACTGCGCGGCTCTTGATTTGTTTTATCAGCCACAAAAACGCTTTTTCGGTGTTTATCGGGCTATACGAAATGATGTCCGAGTATTCCTGAAGTAAAATTTCGTCGCTCTTGCAATATGCCGACATCGCCGTGCCTAGCGTGTGATAGTCCAGCCCCTCTTTGATCCTGGCGTTTATCGTGCGCGCTATTTTTATACGCACGCCGCTAAAAAGGCTCTCATCAAGTCCGTTTTTTAGATACTGCGCCACCTCGTCCAAATCCATACTGAACACATAGGTCGATAGTATCGTGCGCTCGTAGTCTATTCTCTCGTCAAATTTCATAATTATCTCCTAACTCCCAGCACATATCGGGATAATCTTTGCGTAGCTTGTCCGTGCCGAAAGGTTTTATTTCTCTAAAACCGCCTTTTATGCAGCGCCTTACGATCTCCAGTTGAGAAACGCCGACGTATTTGGCTAACTCTGCGCTTATGCGCCTAATCTCAAAATCTTGTAGCGGTCGTCCTCGTTTGTCCTCTAGGTGCGGGATTAGGTGCGTGTAGAGTATGCCCTCGATATTCCAGCCCATAAGGTCGGTCATCTTTAACGCCTCGTACCACTCCTTTTCGGTCGCGTAGTTTTTAGGGCTTGTATAGCTTACGTAATCGCTAGTAGCGTTTGACTTCGTAGCTACTAGGCTAGGTCTAGCTTCTAGCGTAGGTTTGCTTGTTAGGTTAGGTTTCTCTACCCCATAGCCGATTTGATTTTCGTTTAGAGGTCGATTTTTAAAATTCTCGTTTGGATTTTCTTTTAGAGCTGGAGCGTTTAGTGAAGTTTGATTTTTTTCGCGTGCGCTAAAAGAATTCTCTGAAGTAGTCTGTGAAGTAGTCTGTGTATTAAAATTATTATTCTTATTAGTCGCGTGAATTTCACTCAACTGGTCGCGTGAAATTAACTCAACAGGCTGCGTGGAATTAATATCACTTGTCGGGTTAAATTCTCCATTATTGTTGCGCTGTTTTTCATCAGCAAAAGCACTCATAATTTTGTAATATTTACTCCAATTAATCTCGTAAAATGTTCTTGCTGGCAGCCCCTCTTTTGATATTTCTATAAACCCGCACTCTTTTATTAATTTTTTAGCGGCTCTTAGCTCATTTGCGGTAAGCCTAGTGTCTATACAAATATCCTCGTTTGTTTTAAAAATCTTGTCTTTTTTTAGGCTTTGGAAATAAAACATTAGCTGGCTAAGTAACATTCCTGCGGGGACCGTCCCTGTAAAATCAATATAAATAGGGTACACGGCTACCGGTCTTGCGTTTAGTTCCCTTAAAAATTCAGTATGTCCCATCACATCCCCCTTATTTCGTGTCTAGCCATATTGCCGGGCAGATACTCGACTTTTATTACTCCGCTCATCATTAGCTCGCCTCTAGCCCTCACTAGATCGGTCGCGCTAAATTTGAGATCGCTTAAAATGTCGTAGTCAGACACTATCAGCCCCCAACCTTTGTTTTGCAAATACGCGTAAAGCAAAGCTCGTTTGTAGTCGCCCAAAAGATTTATCAGAGTTAAAATTTCGTTCATTCCTCATCCCCCTTATCACCTCCCGAAATTTGAAATACGCCCTCAATCTTTTCAATGTAGCCCAGATTTTTAAGCTTAGTTAGCCGCTTGCTGGTAGTAGAATTAGCAAGACCAAAAGGCTTTGATAGCTCTAATATATCGCCGCTCGGATTACTCGCTAGATACAAAAGCAGTCGCAAGTCCTCAACACTCAATTTTTTATCGAATATCCACGTATTAACGCGTTCTTTGGTTAAATTTTTCATTCCTCATCTCCCTTAAATTTTCCCACCGTCACAGCCTAAAATTGAAGTAATTTATGAGCTCAAACAAAATAATGCCGATCGCAAAAGAGACGATCGCAAACTCAACGCTAGGCATTACGCCACCCTCTCGACGGCTTTTAAAATCTCCGCGCTATGGCCTGTAACGGCGTCTTTTTTAGTGCCGACTACAATCAAGTAGCCCCGCTCTATCAGCTCGTTTGCGCGACCGCATACGCCGCACTCTTTGAACCTACATGTTTCGCCATACCAGCGCGCTATTTCTTGCCGCGTCGCGCCGTTTGGATGCAACTTAAAGCATTCATATACCTGCGCCCGCTTGCCGGTTAAAAACGGCTTTATGGCGCGGTATGCTTTTAGTGACGTCCCCGCTATCATTTTTTTAGCCTTTCAACTTTATTCACTCTAAAAGCCCCTTGATGTATAATCAGTTTGCGACAAATTCAACACAAGGAGCCATTACAATGAACGACGAAACAAAAGCAGTCCAAAACATGCAGGAGATGATCGACGCCGCTAACAAAATGTATAAAACATACGAGAGCTGGATTATGCCCGGCAACGCCCCACACGATTTAAAACCGTTAGCCGAGAAGCAATGGGAATTTGCCCCTAAATTCCCTACGCCCAAAGCTATGAATTTTGAGGAACGATTTAATAAAATCGAAGCCCATCTTGAATTGCTATGCAAGGGCATGATTACGGTTAGCGAAGCGATAATAGCGTTTAAGCAGATACAAGAGACGACGCTACGGTGTCTAGCCCCTGATGGCTTTACAAAGGAGTTGTCCGAGCTAAAGTCCGAAAACGCCTTGCTAAAATCTCGTATTAGAGACTTGGAATCCAAGTTAGAAAAATCAGAGTAACTCGCCATTTTTTGGTCTTTTGATATTCTTGGTCGCCTCTTTTAGCGTCCTCATTGCCTCGTATGTATTTTCAAAGGCGACGCGGGCGTTTTTAAGGGCGTCCATTATCGCGGCCGGGTACGGCAAATCATCGGCTTCTGTTTTTTCCTCAGCGGGCAGTGGTATCACAGCATCTGGGTATCGCTTAAAAACGGTATCGCCGTCGCTATTTTTTTGAATATCCTCCTCAATCCGAGCAACGGCACTTTTTATCTGCGCCAGCTCGTAAATCATATTTTCTTGGCGGAGTTTTAAGATTTTAATCTCGGCCTTGAGTTTTGATTTTTTCATCTACTCTCCTTTTTAGCCTTTTTGAGTTGTTTGGCTTCGCGCTCGGCACGTTCTTTGGCTTCTTGCTCGGATAGCCAAGCGCGGATATTTTCCCAAGCGACGGCGGGGACCCCGTGGTTTTTTTCTAAAACTATCATTAGCGTGCCCGATGGCTTATGTTTGCCCTTGTTGCCTTTTGCTAGCAAGCGCTTTACCCTATCAATTTTCAGATATTGCAATAAAATGTTTTTTAGTGTTTTGTAATTCATGCTATAAGTGTAGTATTAAAACCCTTAAGAGTAGTTTAATTAGTGTTGTATAGAAACATTAACTAAATTTTAAAATTCGGTATAATAGTGCTCAATAAAAACACCTATTTGGGGAGGTAAAAAATGGCTAAGATGTTTGATTTTAAGCGTGCAAAAGAGATTATGCGAGAAAAAGGGATAAATCAAAGCGACATAGTATTTTTTCTTGCCGATCAAGGGATAAACTATACTTTGGACGGGGTAAAAAATTGGTTTAGAAAAGACGAGAAAACAAGGAATAACCCCGAAATTAAAACCTTAAGAGCTCTTGCTGAGCTTTTCGATACAAGCCTTGACGAATTAATAATCGGCGGATCGGACGCGCTTAAAGACTTGCCGCTCGATAATATCGTGTTTTTATCAAAATCAGAAATGCGCGTCGGCGCGGGTAGCGAGGGCGTATTTGACATAGAAATGCTCAACAGCGAGGAGCGCAAGGTCGCGGTAGATAAAAGCTTCATAGCAGGGCTAAACCCTGCGAATTTAAAAGTATTCGAGGTAGTGGGCGATAGTATGTCCCCAGAATACGAGGAGAACGATTGGGTTATCGTCGATATGGTAAACTGCCGCTACGAGTTTATTAAGATAGCGGGCATTTACATTGTTAGGATTGGCGAGATCGTGTATGTAAAGAGGGTCGAATTTTTACCATACGGCAAAGTTAAGCTCATTAGCCTAAACCCGAAATACGGCGACATATACCCGCACAAAGAGGGCTACGACGATTGGGAAATACTAGGCAAGGTTTGTGGCAAAATACATTATGAGGTCTACAAAGGGCTTACTTTTAACGATTATGGGATCAAATAGACGCCTAGTCGGTAGCTACTCCATAAATTCAAAGAGGTTTTAGGAAAGATACGGAGCGAATAAAAAACAAATATGAAAGTTTTTGTAAAATTTAGCAAGGCGTCGTCAAAGAAAAACGCCCCAAACGCAAAAAGAAAAATCAAAAAGCTATTTAAGCGCAAAAATATAAAAAGCGGGCGCGAGCATCCGTTTAATCCTCCGCACGACGTTTGCCATAAAAACAAGGTGCTATATAAAATCGATATGCCAGAAAAAATGGTTTTTCCAGAAGATATTAAAATATTAAAATCTACCCTAGATAAACTCAAAGACTACCAAAGCAAAAGTCACAGCCATAGGATGTCGATAGATCATAGAAAAATGCGCGTAATAGACAACGCGTCGATCCTCTTAATGACCGTCGGCATCAACAATATCTTTAACGGAGAAAAATTGATTAGAAGCGGCAAGGTTTCGCCCGCAAAGTCGATAGACCAAAGATTGGCAGCCATAGGATATTGGAATGCATTGTGCATAAACCCTAAAAAAGAAACCGTCGAAGAGGGGCGAAAATATCTAAAGATAGATTATCGAAACGGCGAACATATAGACAATGAATTTCACTACCCTATCATAGATTTTTTCACTGGCAAAGACGAAATTTTAGAGAAAAATAAAGACGAGCTATTCGATGCGATATTTGAGGCGATGGCAAACTCTAGCGAGCATGCGTTCGTCAACTTTGACGGCGATAAAAAGATATGGTTTATGGGCGCCTATAACAAAAAAGAGAAAGAAATCGAATTTATTTTTTACGATACGGGGATTGGGATATTTAAGTCGCTAGAGACAGGCAGGAGCGCATTTGTTCAAAATTTTTACCGCATATCAAGGCGTATCGGCAAAGAAAATACGCTAAGAACCTTATGTAAGTCAAATTTATCGAAATACAAAGACAAAAACAAAAATAGAGGCTTTGGGATGATAGCGTTTAAAAATTTTATAGATACCATCCGACAAGACCCAAGCAAAGACGCATCTTTAGAAGTCGCTACCGACGGGTTCTTATATTTAACAAAAAATGATAGTATAATACGGCTAAAATCTAAGATACAAGGAACGTTTATTAGGTGGTCCGTAAGAGATTTAAGCACGGGAGAACGCAATGAAAGATAAAATCATATATAATTTTGCCGAGAAATTCACGGACGCCCCCGGCCCTAGGTATAGAAAGCTCGGGGACAAGTCGGGGCAAGAATTTAGAGAGGATGTTTTAGAAGCCCTACTAAACGAATATGATATTATAGAGATAGACGGCAGCGGGATAAAAACCTCTTTCAACCCCTCTTTTTTGTCTGAAGCATTTTCACCTTTATATGAAAAACTAGGGGAAACTGAGTTTTTTAGGAGAATAAAATTATTCAGCAATGATAATCCAAAGCTAGAAGAAAAATTTAGGGCTTTTTCTAGGCCGCTAACAAAGCAGTAAAAATTATGAGCACCCCAGCTTGGCTCTCTTTAATAGCTATAATTTTTACCTTTATTAACTTTGTATATTTATTAACTAAAGATAGATTTCAAAAAGTTGATAGTGAAAGAAAAGAGTGCTTAGCGGTTCTAAAAGATTGTTTTTCTAAAATTCTAAAAAAAGACTATGACGGCAATATTGCGGAACTTACGTCAAATATCGAAGCACTCGGTTATTTAACTATTATTCGGCTAAATTACATAAACGTCGATAGATTTGCGCTAGCCGTTAGCGATTACTATGAAAAAAATATATCCGAAGAACAAATGCTCGGAGAGTATAAAAGGTTAATAGAGCAAATATATAAAGCGGACATTTCGCTATGCGAGTATATAAAAGAACTCTCCAAAAATAAACGCGGTTACGGCAAATATGAAGCGCTAATTGACAAACTGTACAAAACGGATGTAGCAATGTGCAAATTTATAAAAGAGCAAAAAAATTTCTTTAAAAAGACAAAAGGCGTTTAAAAATAGCCCTATTGATTGCCGCTCTTTTATTTGCCCGCCTGCTTACTTAGCTAGCGCCGCATTCGCCGCGCGCTCTAAAAACGCCGATCTGTTTTTACTCACCGCGTCTATGGCGTTTAAGAGCGACTGCGACAAGCTCACGTTTATGCGTACCTTTTTACTCTCGTCCGCAGGCTCTTTTATCGGCTTGCCCTCGGCTATGTCGGTAGCGATGACTAGCTTAAACGCCTCCCTCGCGTCAGCTATCGCCTCGGCCTCGCTGTCGCCGTCGCCCATAACGTAAGGAAAATCCTTATATCTAGCAAAATACCCTCCGCCCTCATCTTTACTAAGCGGTCGCACTAAAATTTCGTAAGGTAAATTTAAATAGTAGTCCAAATCTTTTTTCATTTCTCTTCCTTTATCGCTTTTAGCGTCATTTTTACGTAGATAGGCTTTATAGGGCGTTTATACGGGATAGTTATCGTCTCGCACCCGCTCTTTCTAAACTGCCAGTGGCTAGACCCGTTATTGCTCGCTACGTAGCCAGCACCCTCAAGCAAGCCCTTAAGCGTCTCGAACCTCACGTTTAGCGGGCTGTTTTCCAGCTCTTTTATCAGTTTATCCCTCTTGCTCACGCCTTGCCTTTGTTTCGTGTGTAGATATACACAAGTTTTTAGAGATTATACCATAAAAAATATTTTTAAAAGTGTTTTATTTATACTCTTATTTAAGTATATCTTAAGTGTTGTAATGATACACTTCACTTATCCAAACGGATAAGGCGACCCACGCCGGGGTTACGTAACCTAAAGCTACGGGTTAGCGCACTAGGGAAGCGATATTGCCCTAGCCAGATCAGCCCTGATCGCGCGTGTTTTGCCTTTACGGCATATTCAGAGCTTGAAAAATCCACGCAATTTATTTATGGCGGACGTATGCTAATCGGAAAACTCTTGGACGTCCGGAAAACGAGCTTTTGGAATGCAGGTTCGACTCCTGCCGTCCGCCACCGTATCTTAACGCAAGTCCCGCACACTCACGCAAGCATTTAATCTCCTTAGGGTAAAAATTTGGTTTAACACAACTCGCGGGGCTTGCTTTAGGATACAAAAACCAAAAGGAGACAAGATGAACAAATTTAAAAAATACTGCTCTAGCGTATGGGTCGCCGAGTGCGACGAAAAGCACGACAAAGGCGAAGTTATCACCCTTGAAACACAATACGGCAAAGAGGTTGAGTGCGAGGTCTATAACCTAATAGCAGAAGGAAATGGCAAGTTTTATTATTCCATTGTAAGGCTAGAGGGGAACTACGCGGCGAAAAAAGCCGATAAATACAGAAATTCGCAGGCGTTGCACGCAAAAAAGAGCTTTGAGTGGTATCAAAAAAGCAAAGAAGGGGCGGAATTTCTAAAACTCGCCGAGCCGATAAAGGTCGGGCATCACAGCGAGCATAGGCACAGAGCGTTAATCGAGCGCAACTGGAATAGGATGGGAAACAGTGTAAAAGAGCGAGAAATCGCCGACGAAAAAGCGCGTAAAGCCGAGTATTGGGAGGCTAAAGCGGAGGAGATTAACCTATCAATGCCGGGAAGCCTAGAATACTTTGCGGCACAGCTAGAAAAAGCCAAAGCGCACCAAAAAGGGCTAAAAGACGGCACGATAAAGCGCGAGCATAATTACAGTTTGACTTACGCGACAAAGGCGGTTAAAGACCTAACGCAAAAATTAGAAATTGCCCGCATCTTATGGGCTTAAACTCTAGTGGCGGGCTAGTCATCTCTAGCCCGAGAAAGGATAAGCCGTGCGGCTATTTAGGTTATTTAGGCGGCTAGCGAGTTATTTCCAAAAAGGAAACGACTCAAAACGGCTAATCAAAAATATCAGGTTTTTAAATTTGAAAGGATAAAGAATGAGAATAAGCATAGACGCCGTAGCCGATGTGGAATTGGCGGATTTATTAGAGCGCTGCAACTTAGGGCAGATATTAAAAGAGCTACGAGACGTTAGGCTCGATACCGCCGACCTCGTGGGGCTGGGGTTGTTTTTAAACACGCTAAACGAAAACGAGCTGCGCGACGTGATCTACGGCACAGACGAGCAAACGGCGGAAAAGATAGTCGAAGCCGTTAAATTTTACGGCAAAGTTAGCTAAAATATACCTTTTATATGCCTTTTAGCTTATTTAGTGTAATATTTACGGGCTAAAAATTTACGTAAGGGAAATGTCGAATATGGCTACTGAACCGATGCTACCGCTTTTTGACGCCGTAGAACAAAGGGCGACGTATACTGTTAGACAACTAGAAAAAATAGCGGACATCGTGCTATCGTCTGCGGGCTTTAACGATAAAAACGTAGATGTAGTTAAGGTGGCTAATTTGCTCGGCTACTCCGTTTTTCAAGCCGATTTAGGCGGTAGCGTCGCGGGCATGGTAGAAAAAAACTCAAGCGAAGCTAAGATTTTTATTAACGAAAACGAGCCCCCCGAGCGTCAAAGATTTACCATAGCCCACGAGATAGGTCACATCTTACTACATCACAACGGCGGGCAAGATATTGATTTTACCGACTACAGAAACAACGATCGATACGACAAGAAAGAATTCGAGGCCGATAATTTCGCAGCCGCCCTGCTTATGCCTAAGGCTAGAAGCCTTGAAGTTTGGGGGGCTTACGGGCGATGTCGACGATTTCGCTAGAGCGATGAAAGTCTCAAGGAAAGCCGCAGCCATTAGGCTTATAAATTTAGGGCTCATATGAGCCTTGAAAGCTCGGTAAGGCTCGCCATCGACGAGCAAATACCGCCCGAAGAAGACGCGCCGCGGGAGAAAAAGTCCAAGCCCCCCGATGCCCCAAAGAGATAGACACCGACAAACCTCTTATAAAAAATATCGACGATAAAGACAAATTTGAGTGGATAGAGCTTAGGACGAAATACGCCAATAAAATTTACTGGCTTTTGCTCGCCGAAATAGTCTTTCTCGGAGTTATCGTTTTTTTTAGACGGCTTTAACGTATGGGGATTTAAAATCAACGAATGGCTTCTAGGCTCGGTATTTTACGGCATCTTAACGCATACGTTTTTACTTGTGAAAACTATCGTCAAAAATCTATTTACCAGATAATGAAAGGAAAATAAAATGACCGCAGAGGAAAACATCGTAAAGCGCGTATGCAAAGAGCTAAATATCACGCAAAGGGAGCTGGCGGAGAGGATGAAATTTCAATGCAAGGAAAAACATAATGGAAAATAAAATGAGCATTTTTAAAAAAATAAACAATGAACTATCACTGGCAAGCAGTGACAATATGGCCGTATTAGAAAAATATCGCGACGAAATTTTTAATATAGATATTGATTTGTGGGACATCTTTACAACCTTGCTTTATGCAAGGGAGAGTCTTGTGGATGTCGATATGTTTTGGGATCCAGACGACGACGATAGCAAAGAAGTCATAAAAAACGCTTGCCAAATTTTAGGCTACTCTTTTAAAACTCTCGCCGAAAAAATCGGGGTAGCCGAAAGTAGTCTAAGGTCGGCTTCATCTACTGGCAAAGTAACCCAGCAGGTAATCAATTCGATAAAAATGCTATACGAGATAGAATGCTTGAGAAGGGAGCTATCGGACTACCAATCACTAAGAGATGCGATACGGAGGGCGATCAGACAGTAGGTGTGGGCTTATCCCCATACCTTGTTTTTTGTTAATTACAAAATAAAAAATCTACTTTTTTACGAAAATACATAAAAATCCCTTGACTTTTTTTGTAAAATACAATATCATTTCATCAAATAATTTGCAAATTACAAAACATTTCAGAGGTTTATTATGGAACTTACAAATTTTTCTTTTAACACGGATATTATACAAGTTTTTGACGAACAAGGTCAATATGTTAGCGTAAAAAATTTATGTAAAAATATTGGCATAGATTTTAAAACGCAATATGAAAAGATTTTAAGCGATGAGAGTTTTTGCCCAAAATCCTTTAAAGTCGAAACTAACGGCGGCGCCCAAGTCGCCTTATGTATACCGGTTGAAAAAATTAACGGCTGGCTATTTTCAATCAATCCAAACAAAGTAAAGCCCGAAATCAAAGCAAAATTAATTCTATACAAAAATGAGTGCTTCGATGTTTTGTATAAGCATTTTAATGCATCTAAATTTGAAGCCTACGTTAGCAAGATAGCCGATTTAGAGGCGTCGCAAATTTTACAAAACAAATGCCAGGCCGACCAAATCAACGGCTACAAAGGGCAGCTAGCAAAGCATAACGCCGTAATCGCTAGTTTAAAAACCGAACTAGCCAAACGCGGCAAGATTTACGATGCGGAGGTTATAGAGCGCTACGAGGATAGAGAGGAAAACTTGCGGGCCCAGTTACACAACGCCAAGGCCGAGCGGGATTTTTACTTTAAACGCACGCAAGAGCTAAAGCAAAAGCAAAACATCAAAGATAGCGAAATCGTGCGAATACTTAATAAGATACAAATCCAAATGGACGGCGTGTATAGCGAGATAGGCGCGGTTATGGCGTATGCAAACGACAACGACCGCTTTTTTATAGAACAAAATCAGATTTTGAAAGGATAAAAAATGAGCGCAACAGACCACGTCGATTACGACCTTATGAAGTACGAGCGGGCGCAAGCGGTTTTAGATGCGAGATTTGACGAGTTTCGCAATCAGGCGGCGGACATCATCGCCATAGCTAGAGACCATCTTGATAAGCTAGCAAGCGAATACGAGGAGTTAATCAGCTTTGACGATCTGGCATACGAGATAAACGACCAAATCGAAGCGGAACTGAAATTTTAAAGGATAGCAAATGATGATCAACTACAGAAAATATCTAGAGAACAAAGACAAGCTGGGGATAAAAAATATCAAAACAATGCGCGAGTTTGAAGCTCGCGTAAAATCATTTAGGGGGCAGAGATGATAGAAACGCTAAGTAAAATACAATGTGAGCTAAAAGCTCCAAAAGGTCAATTTAACAAATTCGGCGGCTATGCGTATCGCAGCTGTGAGGACATAACCGAAGCGGTTAAACCTCTGCTAGAAAAATACGGCGTCGCGCTAACAATAAGCGATGAAATAACGCAGGTGGCAAGCCGCATATACGTCAAGGCTACGGCGACACTACGAGGTAAAGATGGCGAAATAAGCGTGGCGGGCTTTGCTAGAGAGGCGGAAACAAAAAAAGGTATGGATGAAAGCCAAATTACGGGTAGCGCGTCGAGCTATGCGCGCAAATACGCCTTAAACGGGCTTTTTGCTATCGACGACACAAAAGACGCAGACGCTACAAATACTCACGACGACGAGCCAAGGCAGAACAAGCAGCCGCAAAAGCAACCGACGTTTTTAACTGCCGATCAGCTAAACGACCTAGGCCATTTGTGCGAAATAACAAACACCAACCCCGACGCAATAGTAGCGGCGTATAAGGTTAAAGCCTTCGCAAATCTGCCGTATGAAAAAGTGCGCGGGCAACTGCTTAAAAAGCTTGAACAAATACAAGCTCAACAAAGCGCGTAAAGGATAGGCGATGATAGTAACACTAACTCAAAATACTCCCGAGTGGCTAGAATACCGCAAAGGCAAATTCAACGCTAGCGAGGCGGGCGACGGTATGGGCGTGGGGCGGTTGTGGGCCCGCCACACCACCCCCCCACCCCC